CGATGACAGGTGCTCGCGTTATTCAACGTGAAGATAATCAAAGCGGTCTTTTGTCTTTTAGAGTTGGTAAAGAAATTGACAACTCCTACATTCAATACACACCTTGGTTGCCTTGGGATAAATATATAGTAAATAATTCAAATGAGTATTTTATATATTTACATGGACATTTGAACTATTATAATTCTGGTCCATACTTCGATGCATTTGCAAAACAAAATATTGGTTTTTCAGGTTCTAGAAAAATCTGGGTTCAAGTTATGGATTATATGGGAAATATTTCAGAATCAAATCCATTAACTTTTGTAGCCAGTTCTCAAGCTTTAGTAGATACACAACCTCCTCTAGGTGGAATTGATTTCTACGATCCAAGAACAAATCAAATAGTTGATTTTACTAACTTAAAAAATGCATGGATGAAGACTAGTGCATATGATTTAGTCACTGGAATAAAAGATTTCAAAATTCGCAAATTACTTGATAGTGGAGCTGGCTCATGGTCAGAATGGACACCTTTTGGTCCTTACGTCAAAGTTGATTTTAGCGGAGAAGATGATGGAGTAAAAAAAGTCGAGATTAAATATAGAGACTTTGGAAATAATATTACTCAACCAGAAGTTAAATGGAATCCAATCAAGAGGCCAAAAGTGTAATGATACCTACAATATTTACAGCTAGTTGTTTGTGGAAAGGTCCTAATGACAGTGAAAAAATCATTTACTTTTCTGGAACTTCAAAGCAAGAAATAACAAACGTATCTCTTGTTGACAGTCTTGATAATGAATATCCAGAAGGCACAGCATATAAATTAGTTGGCACAAATGCTGATGATTTAGGAAGAGTATATGATGTTACTTCTGCTGACAAAATTACGTTAAATGTTTCCACAAACATAACATATGGTGTTGATGATTATAAAAACTTAATTATTTTTGACACTGCTATAAATGTATCTAATGTATTAGCTAATATTGAAAGATACTATGCTAGTTTGCATTCATCAAATCTTGTTTCATTCAATAAAGTTATTGACCTTAAATTTCACAAAGAAAGAGCAATCACAAGCTTAGTTGCCACCACTGATGGAATTTATATGTCAGGAATATCAGGAAAAATATGGTTTTACAATGGTGACTATGTAAAAGGACCAATATTTATTCTTCAAGATAATTCATCAGATATATCTGCATCAGCAATGATTTCTCATAAATTTGAGCATGAGGCAGAAGCTTATTTATATGTTGGAAGTGATCAACTACCAAGATTATTCAGAGCAAAACTTTCTTCTGCTTACAATGGGTCAGAATGGGAGCAAGTATATCCTCAAGGAGAACTTGCAGCTGCTTTTGGAGGTATTCTTTCATTAGGTTCAGCTTACAATAAACTTTTCATCGGATGCAGAAATAAAAAAGTTCATAAATACTCTAGAAACAAATCTATAGTTTTATCTCAACCAACTAATTTGGTAACAGAAGAAGTTATTGAAAATGAAGTAGAGACAGAAACTTTATCTACATCAACCTTATACTCTAACAATATTGGTGATTTTGAATCATCTGACTTTGGCGTAAAATCTTTGTCAGTTGGCAAAAATCAAATATTTGCTGGTATAGATAAAAAACCTGAGATATGGGTGTATTCAGAAATCCCAGTTTCTAATCCTGAGACTGAAGAAAGTTGGTCAAGCTTAATATTTGATGAACAATTTTTAGCAGACCCAGCTCCAGCTCAATATTACTCATATGACAGCAATACATTATCTAGAAACGATACTAATATAGGAGTTGCTCATTTTGTTGACAATAATGCTCCTGGAAGATCTATAGATTTCTTAGCCATCAAAGGGAATACTGTTGATGGAACTGGCACAACAGCTTATGGATCTAGATTTTTTGAGTTTGCAGAAGGTTCAGATTGGGAACAATTAATTTCTGCCAATTTACCTGATCAAGCATTTATTGATATTCAATGTGCATCCTATACATCCATAAGTTCATGGAATAATTTCATAGCATTAGATGGATATACATTGAAAACCAATGATCTTTTTATCTTGAAAGATCAAGGAGTTTCAGGAGTAAATGGTATCTATAATGGATTATATAAATACAACGATGGTACTTCTGATCCATCTATTGTTTCAATCTCAAACTACATAATTAGCGGTAATAGTATTCTTGGTTTTTATATTCAAAACGGATATATAAATATAGCATCAAGATACTTGCTAAATTATGACAACGTATTGTCAACAGGACAATATAGCTTCTATAAACCATCTTACACAATAGAAGCAGACATCATCAACTTGAGTAAAAGTTCAGCTATGTCGAGTACTGATTTAAGAGATGTTCCTGCACTTTACACTCCTGAACAAATACTTCAATATTCCTATAATGGCTACCAAGGAATTGAGGTTTCAGATTTGTATGGAAATTTTCAGCTAGAATTTAACACAGAAAATGTTAGATTATCAAGTGGAACAAATGTTGTAAATAAATCTCTTATTACTACAGGTTTAGTTAAAGATTGGCAATTTTACTCTGTTTCATCTGAAGTAGTTTCATCAAGTACCGAAGATTGGACATCTAGAAATTTTGTTTCTAGTCTAACAGCAGAAACAGAAAGTAATTTTGATATATTTAACAACACAGTAAGTAAGTATGTCTTAAAAGTCACTCCTACTCTTACTGGCAATCCATCTATACAAATCACTGGTTTGTCTTTAGATGTAGACATAGACACTGTTATTAAAATCAAAGCAAAAATAGCTCCAAAAGCTCAAAATTTATCTAATGCAAGCATAAGAGCATATTGGGCATTTTCAGATGGTAATTTTAGTAAATATTCAGAAACAGAAGTACACTCAACTCCAAACTATCAAGAATATGTAATCAAACCAGTTTGGAATGGAACTATCGACAGAATATGTTTAGAGTTCGCAAATTTACCTGAGAATTTTCAAAGACCAGATTTTATTTGTATCGAGTATATTCAAGTTCTTTCTTCTGAAAATATTTTTGATTTAAATAATAAATTATCCAAAGTAAGAGTTACTGTTGAAGGCAAAGATGTTAAAGTTTATTTAGGGTCTCAATATAGTCCATTTATTGAGATGAAAAATTTTATAACTCTTGACACTTACAATCCAAAATACATCCAACCAACTTTAGATACAGAAGATTACGATAAACCATACATTAGATTTGGAAAACTGTCTAATAATGCTAGTGATTCAATGTTTGGCTATCAAAAATTATCTTTTATTTTTGGACAAGCATTATCACCAGTAAATGTCAAAACTATTGACTTTCATCAATCTGTAAAATTACCATCAACAGGTGGAGTTAGGTTATTCACTTACCATGATGGAACATTATATTGTGCAACTGATGGTTTTATAAGTAGTAAATTATCTGAAAACCCAGATGATCGTCAAGGAAAAATCTTCTATTACGATTCAAATTCTGAGACATGGTTTTTAGAAGATGTCCCATTTGATAGAAAGAAAATTTTTGACAATGCTGGAAACTATGACATCTTGGGAATAGTAAGACCACTCACCTCATTAAGTTACAAAGGCAGACTGTTCCTTAGTGGACATTATGGAAGTATCAAAACAGTTTAATCATGGAAAATAATCAAGATCCTAGAAATACATTTATTGCTTTTGGTGGTGCAAGCCCAGGGATATCAACAAGCTTAAGTAATCTTTCATATACTTCATATGACGGCAGAAGAATATACTTAAATTTTGATGACATTGATAGCTCAGGATTAGAACCATCTTCAGGATTAGAATTAAGATTTTCTGTTCATAAATTTTTTGGTGCAATAGCAACAACTATCACTCCATCGTCAACATTTATTGACCCAACACAACCAAAAACATTACAATTAATTCTTTCAGACGCTAATAGAATTGTTGATAGTTCTTACAATGGATCAGGAACTGCTCTTACAGCACAAACAGTTAAGGTTTCTTACAATGCTTCAGGTTTTGGAACCACAGTACCAAAGCTTTCTGATAACGACACAACTAAATCTTTTGTTTCTAGCTTTACTGGTGTTGGAATTTCTAACCTTACAAAAGAAGCTAATCATCCAGTCTTTAACTATGCTGCAACAAGTGCTGATGGAAGTAAAGTGTATGTCTACTACACAGAAGCTACTCCTCCAATACTTCCAGTTACAGGCATTTCTGGATTTGCAATTTCTCAAAACAATCAAAGTGTAAACATATTATCTGGTTATGTTTTAGATCCTTCAAGTGCAACTAATGGAAAGGTTGTTGTTTTAGATTTACAAAGTTCGCTTGCTAAAAGTGATGGCACTAATCCAGTAACAATTTCTTACACACAACCAGCTTCAAATCAATTTAAGATAAGAGACAGTACTGGAACAGGATTAACATATGCTGTTTCTTTTGCAGGTTCAGCAGTTACAAATATTGCTTCTGAAACAATTAAGCCTTACGTTGTTAGTGCTAGAACTAATGCAACAGCTGCAACTTTATATCTGAACATAAATGTTGTTATGTCTGAACCCACACTTCCTGGGATTTCAGCTACTGGTTTTAGTGTATATGTTGCCAACTTAGATATTTATAAAACTGTTGATTCAGTTATCGATTCAAATACTACTTTTGGAAGTATTGGTGTAACCCAATATACTATTTCAATACTCAAGAGTAGTCTTGATCCTACTAGCGAACTTTATTTAACATATTCTAAACCAACTGTAGATTATATAACTGATCAAAGTTCAAACTTAAATGAGCTTGATAGTTTTTCAAATTTCAAAATAACAAACTTATATAGAGGCTTTTTACCTCTAGCTAGCAACAATCAATATAACGCAACTCCATCACCAACCTTGAGTTATGTTGATACAACAGGCTCAAATATTTACTTAAATTTTGGTACAAACAATTCATACCCAGCAATACCTGGTGTAGGAATAACAGGTTTCAGAGTTTTCATTGATGGTCAATCTACCCCAATAAAACAAGCTTCTACTGGAACGACAGGTTCTGATCACAACGTAAAGATTAAATTACATAATAGAATTTATTCAGCAAGCACAGTTAAAGTATCTTTATTCAATACTGACTTACAACTTTATGGTGCATCTGGATATGGAACTGTCAATAATTTTGAACCAGTAACTATAACAAATACAGCAAGCTACGATGCATATGGTTTTTTTGATACATATGATTGGAATGCTGCTTTAGGAACATCTGAAGGTTATGGATTTGAAATAACTGACAATAATACAGATGTTCTTGTTAAATCTGAGTTCTATCCTAATGCAAGTGTTATATATGACACAACACCTCCTAAAGGTATAGCTATCTATAATAAAAAATCAGATGATGTTGATCCTGGTATCAAAGTACATTATTTCTCTGGTTTGGGGTATTCCAGTCTCTCTGTAACTGAAGAAAATACAGTTATTGATTACTCACTTGCAACACTTAAGACAGCATTCAAGATCTATTCTACTTATAATCAGAACATCACAACAATAAATCTCAAGTTGAAAAGAATAGGATCATTCTTAAACCTTGGAGATAAGATTAGTGTCAACTTGTATTCAACTGACGGTACAGGGGATAATCCTCTTACACTTTTAGGTTCATTTGGTTCTGTGCAAGTTAATGACCTTACTAGCTCATATAGTGTATTCAGCTTCACAAATACAGGTTTGTCACTTACTGCTGAAACATATTATTGGGTAGAAGTTTTACTTGATAATTTACCAATAGCTGTTACAGGTAATGTTTATATTTATTTAGCCACTCATACACTTTCTGGAAATGAGTTAGCATATTATGATGATACAGATCTAACATGGGTGAGGCTTGCAAATACTACAGCATATAGTAAATTAACTAGCTTTTTGACAACATCTGCTGAATTACAGTCTACTGATTTACTTTTAGATATTTATGAAACTCCAATCAAACAAGTTACTGTTTATGGAGGAAGTACAGACCTCTCAAAATTTGAAGTTTTAGGCAACAAACAATTCAACTACTTGATGAAAAAGTTTGATAAGGTATACGAAGATCCTACTAATCCAGATAATGATATATATCCAACAATTACAAATCTTATCATTGGAGCAACAGCAAGAAATACTAAAACTTACATTGTTCAAATAAAAGAAACTAGAACTTCAGATTGGGTCGATGTATTCGAAAATATTGCTGATACCGAAACTTTAGATTTCTTGAATTTTGCATTTGATACTCCTACTTCTTTATATGCTGCAAGAGTAGCTTACAAGGGTGACTATTTTACTATAGACCAAAGAGCTGATTTAACAATAGCTGCTTATGATGCAATGACCGATGTAGTTTCAGCTCAAGTTTCAAGATACGAAGATTTTAGAGATGCAAAAGATTTCTCTAATTCTGACAGTAGAGGTTTCATAGATTTTTCTACTGGAGAAACTACATACGCAGATTTCGATCTTACAAATGCAAAATATTTGTGGGCTAAACAAACTGGAAATTCAATTTCAGAAATAAATGCTATCGAAACATTTGGAGATAAAATCTTAATAGCTGCTGATAACAAAATGTATGTTTACAAAAATGGCAGCGTATATCCAATACTTAATGAAGCACTTGTAGATGAAAAATATCAAATTACTGATATTCATGTATTCAATGGAAAAGCTTATGCATCTAGTAACTCTGGATTATTATTCGCTTCTTTCAATGGAGAATTTTGGTCAGTAGTAAATGCCAAACAACCCCTTAGTGCATCTAATTATAAAACAATCAAACCGATAACTTGTTTGTATTCTATTGGTAACGATTTATATATTGGAACTGAAAAAGGAAGTAGTTCTTCTTGTAGTGTCTACAAATATGATGGACAGTCTTTATTAAATATTAAAGATTTCTCATCATTTGAAAAAGTTACAAGTATAACTGCAAAAGACTTTACTTTATATGTTGGTCTTGGCGGTGGATATGGATATGGTGCTTCAGCAATCTATAAATATTATAATTCTGAATGGACACAAACTGTCTCCACTAATTTTGATAGTGTTGATGCATTGTCAAAAAGTTTTACCAGAAGTTCAGTTTTAGCAGGTTTCAGAGGTGGGCAAGTTTGGGAATTATCATTTGATGGTAATGTTGCAAAATCTTGGTCTAAAATTTATGATACTTATGCTGATAGAATATCTGGCATATACGATGATCCAAATTCTAATTATGTTTTCATAGTTGCTGATAATGGAGTTTTTGGATACTTCAAATCCATAAATGCTTTCAAAAAAGTTATTTCTCATCCTTATGAAACAAATCAACTTATAACTACTTGGAGATCGTACACAGCATCCACAGGTATAACATGGACTGATTTAGCAGATATTGAAAGTTATAATTACATTTCTGGATCTGCTCAAACAACAGCTATAAACTATGGAGCTGGGTCTGCGCTAACATTCCCTTCTGGATTTACATACCCATCTATTATGTTGGAAGGAGCTATCAAAGCAGAGCAAGATGGCACTTGTACATTCAGAGTTGATTCAAGTGTGGGATATAATCTATTCCTCAACGACACTTTGCAAATAAGCAATTTTAAATCAACATCTGCTTTAGAAACAAACTATTCTACTAACACATTTAGTTTGGCAGAAGGTGAGTTTGTAAAATTCAAACTTCATACATATAACAATGTTGGAACAGGAAGCACCTTAGCTGTTTATTGGAAGAAAGACAATAATCAACCATACGAATTGATACCAAGCACTCAATTCTATGGACCAAGCAAAATAAAAGCTGTTTCTTCTATTGGTAATACTTTTTACGGAGCAAGCCAAGATGGTTCTATTTTCCAGTTTAGCTCAACTCCATATGAAGACAATACTAGAAATGTATATGTAAGATTTAAGGATGCAGCTGGCAATATTCAAGGTGTTGTCTTACCTGCTAATGAAACATCTTATCCAATCATTAAGGATAAGTTGTTGCAGACATCTAACGTGTCAAATAATCCGACTTCTTATATCCAAAATGAAGTTACTAATATTATTTCTAACACAAACACTACGATAAATACTGTGACTGGTGATAAGCAAAATAGTAATACTAACAGCCAAACTCAATCACAAGTAAATGCAAATACATCAGCAACTGGAACTACAAGTACAGCACCAACCAATTTGACACTTGCTACTACCAACAACAATGGTGTTATTTATCAAATTCAGAAAAACTCTGACAACTCACTTTCAAGAAGAGGCATATATGTCCCACCTTCAAGATTGTATCCAGTTTATGCACCTGACAGAAAAATAAGAGAGATTGGTATTTATGAACCACAACCAATATATGTTCCAACTCTTATTTCATGGACACAATTAGCTGCTCTTATATTGAATAAATACCCAGTAGTTCCTGATACAAATCTTGACAATGGAACTCAAGTAAAAATTTATATCAAAGCTGGCAATTCAAGATCTGAATGTTTAGCAGCAACATACGGTGAAGCTGAAACATTGTCTACTATCAATGACATATATGCTTCTACAAGTGCTCAAACATTAAATATTGATCTTTCATCATATTCCGGTAAATGGCTGCAATATAGAATTGAACTTATAACAGCATCTAAAAATATTACTCCTGAGTTGTTATCAGTTGCAATATCTTATTTTTCTTCAACAGGAAGCTATTTCTTCACCAGAATGTTTGATACTGAGAACTATGATACTGATGCACCACTGATCAAAAGAGGATTGTTAACTTCAAATGAGTTAATAAACAATGGAAGTATTGTTTATGGTTACACTACTTCAAATGATAGTAATGAAACATACAATTTTGACAATTTTACTATCATTACTCCTAATAAAACTTTTGAACTAAGCCAAGCATCAAGTAAAATCAGGTTTGGAATTCTACTTACTTCAGTTGGAAGCAATCCATCAATGGTATATGATTTTGCCGTACAACTTGATATAGGAGATGCTAATATCAAATTTATGCCATCATTGTAGGATCTAGATGTCTAACAGAACAAGTATTTATAAGTTTTTGTACTCACAATTTGGAGATATATGGTATCCAGGTTATGACTACGAAAATATGGTCTCCGTAGAAAGACAATTATCAGGTGTTAATTCTATTGTAGGTCCTGGAGTTATCAACGGTTGGACTATAGAAAAATTGTCTGACAGTAGAGCTAATCAATTACTCCTAATAAATGGATACTCTTCAAGTTCTACTAGTGAATATGGCTTAAAATTATCAGCATTAAATCTTGATTTTACAGTAGTAGTAACTGCAACCACCACTTCAAACATTACACTTTCAGGCACACAACTTATAGATAATGTGCCCGTAGCTGTTGGAGACTTAGTACTAGTCAAAAATCAATCTACATCTGCAAACAATGGCATATATACTGTTGCTTCTAGTGGATGGACTAGACATTCTTCATTAGACAATTCTTCTGATTACAATGATAATTTTGTAGTTCACGTTGAAGAAGGATACGTAAACGGAAATACTCTTTGGATAGGTGTAACTTCATCCAGTTCTTTTTCTTTAGGATCTACTAACCTTAATTTTGATGATCCTTTTAAACAATGCGTAGTTGTAAATTCCGGCAATGGAATTGTATCAAAGTACAGAGCAAAAACAGAAAAATCATTCTTCTTTAGATACACAGCTGAAAATACTTATTATGTTTGGGCAGAACCTGGATTATCAACTTTGACATCAGGTTTTTGTAATATAACTTCACCATCAAATCCAGATAAAAATTACAACGCTTACTCTAATGCTGTATATCTAGGCACAGTAAAAGTAGCTGCAGATACAACATTCACAAACATTCAAGTTGTAAATTCTATAGTATTAGAAGAAAGAAGAAATCAAATTAATGAGACTACTGGTGAATTTCAAAGACAACTCCAACTCTCATACCTAAAACATAAACATCTTGGAGACAAAAATCCATCTCAAATCAACTTGCAGAATGATGTTTATCTTTTAGCACAGAGTTCAGACAATTTTGGTTCATACAATAACTCATCTATATTTTTACTTAAAAATCAAGATGGTACAAGCTTCATTGAAACCCTATCCAACTACGGAGACCCAATCGTAAAAGTTGATGGTAATACTCTTGATGTAACTGAATATTCGATTACAAGTGTCAGTCCATATACTTTATATTTAAAAAATACAATAAAGTCTACTTCTAAGCTTGATGTCATTCTTCCAATTGCAGATAGAAAAAATCTTATTGGTATAGACAGTTCTTATCAAAAACTAACATCTACTCTTAGTTTAGAAACTTATTACACACTCTCAGATGGCACTATTGCACAAAAGACTAATCCAGATGGCAGTATTTATGATTATTATGTTCCTTTTTCATGGGGAGCATATGAGTATACTGTCAATGGTGTTTACATAAATGATGAACTTATTGACAGTGTTCATTATTCCTTGAGCAACACTTCTGGAACAATTTACTTAAATAAATCTTTGCCAAATTATTCTAACTTTACATTTGAGGATTTAGTTGTAAAGATTGACAGAAATCAAACAGAGATTACTGGAAATTTAAAAAATACTAACATCGGTAGTTTGTCTGCGTCAAGAGTTAAGTCAGGCAAAGTTTCATCAAATATTTTAGATATTACTCATAGCAATTCTTATCGCTTCAAAGAACCATGTAGCTTTGTCCCAACAAAAAATTTAGTAGCTGGCATAGGAAGAACTATTCTATATCCATATAATACTTCTTCTACTATTCAATACAATGACAGCATTACTAGTTTCTACAAATCCAAAAATATTGACGCTGAACTTATTTATGTGGGAAGCAAAAGAGGCATAAGTCTCTTGAACTTGAATTCGAATTTGTCTACCAAAGAGTATGTAGATTTTGCAGATTACGGAACTGTCACCAATATTCAAGATAATATTTTAACTGCAGAAGATGAAAATTATTTTAGAGAAACTTATATTACAAATAGCTTTGGTAAAGTAAATATTTTCAAAGATGAATTAATCTCAGAATTAAAATCACCTAAAAATTCAAGTTATCAAAATATTTCTGTTAATAAATTTTTTGTTTCTTCTAACAAAATACAATCTGGTAGCGGAAATACAATTACATTCGCTTGGCAAAAAGATTATTATGCTGCAACTGACAATGGTGTTTATTTCTCTCAAGTTTTAGAAAATACTGCTGTTCAAGATTGGGATTGGAGAAAACTAAATAACATATTCACTGCATCAGGAACAGCAGCAACTTATTTTGATAATGTAAAATCTGTTCAAGAAGTTACTACCAAAACAATCAATGTCATAAGTAGTGATTACAATGAAATCGTATATAAGAAAAATATTTACGCTGCATCTACTGGAACAACTTCAAAAGGTTTATATGTCGGAAATATAAGTCAACTTACTCAAGTTACTACAGATGAAGTAAAGGGTGTATATGTCATCAATTCTGGAGGATATAAAAATAATATACTCTGGTGGAATGATTATGATTTATATCTAACTCACGCAGCAAGATTAGTTGCAAGCGCTTCAGGGGAATATTGGACAGTTGCATTCGAAGATACTGATGCTTCTTACACTGCTTGTAATGCTACAACAACAACTAATATTGCTCTTTCTGGAATAGTTGTAGTTGATGGTTATACTCCTTCTGTAGGCAATAGAATTCTTGTTAAAGATCAAACAGATAAAACTCAAAATGGTATTTATGTAGTTGCTGCTGGAAGCTGGACAAGAACAACTGATTTTGATGCTTCTTCAGAATACACAAACTACAAAAAAGTAAGCGTTAGCTCAGGAACTTTGTACGGTTCTAGCATATGGTTTTTAAAAAAGCTAGACGCATTTACTTTAGGCACAGATGATATAGAGTGGGATGTATATAAGCTTAAAGTTTATTCTACTGACACACCATCAGGAGCTTCATCACGTTCTGTTATATCCTGTGTAATTCAAAGAGATAATTCTAAGTTCTATAATGAATATCTTGTTGGTCATTCCAATGGTGTTGCAAGAGTTTTAGATATCAATAGTTATAATGCATCAATATCTTACGAAGAACTTTATTGGGAACAATCATTATTAGGTGGCATCAATTCACTTTATTTTTACGATGACAATTCCAATTACGGTAAACTTTATGCTGGTACAAACAATGGTCTTTTTGTAAGCACTGAATTACTTTGGCAACCTAATGCACAATTAGCATCTGGAAATTACAGATGGATTAGAACTAATAATATCTTTACTGAAGACGATATAGATTTTACTATTTTCAATAAAGACTACCAAAGTGTTTCAAATTACTCTTTGATTTATCCATATCAAATGGTATCTATAGGAACTTCTTACATTCCAGGTCAGCAGTTCTATTACGAGAAAAACTTCGATAAATTCCTTACAGACCCATGGTATCCAGTACAAAATGACATATCTGGAAGCAATACTAGAGTTATGATGTATATAGGAGAAAATCCTAGTGACATACCATTTGTAACTGATGCTAAAAATGGTGAAATATATTTTACTAAGTCTGTCTCCAAAGATCAAATAAATAATGTTTCTATAACTGTTTCTAGAGATTTCAAAACAATCTACGATGGTGGTACAAAACCACACACTTCAGAATTTGTTCCTCTTGCAAAAAGCCAAGATCCAATTGCTCTCTTGTCATTCGTATCATCTCCAATCGACACTATTATTTACCTAAATCAAACTGTAGATAGTTCTCTCAAACTCTTAATGCTTAAAACAAATAATAATAGTGAAATTGTATATGTGAAAAGCATTGATAATACAACTTATCCAATTCAGGTACATCTAGTAAATTCCCGAACTTTAAGTAATATTTCTTACAATGCTGGGACTACTGTATATTCAATCAAAGACGATATTGTTTCTGGATTAGAAGATGATTTGCAAACTATATTGTCTCAAGAAAAATACAACTTGTCTTCTGCTAACAATTCAAATGTAAATACGTTGGCTAGAGATCTCAAGAAACAAATACCTACAATATATGATTTTTCTGCTCCAGTAGTAACTCAAACAGACACTAGAGGATTGAAAAATTATAATCTATTCACAGACTTCTTGACAAGCAATTCTGTTGATTTACTTAATTCAACATATAAAAATAGAACACAATTAATTCCAAGTGCTGATGACGTAGATTCAAATCCTACTGTAATAAGAAATATTTTTAATCCAAACAAAGAAGGCACAGATACAAGATTAGCAACTAATCAAGGCATTTGGAAGTATGTTGATAATTATTGGGTGTTAGAGACAACACTTAATGATGCTTATGATATTAGTTACATAGCATACGATTTTAACTACAATTTGATTGCTGGTGCTTCTAATGGTGTTTGGAAATACACTACTTCATGGGTGAAAGATAATTCTTCTGATCAAAAACAAAATACTTATCTTACAGGATATTGGGATGGAGAATTATTTGAAGCATTTGGAAAAGCTAATGGATTAACTGTTAATGTTTACAGCAATGACAAAACTTCTTTTGTTTCTGATTTCTTAAAATTAACATCTAATAACATCAATGGAATTTTTGTTGGAAATCATGTCAAAAACCAAGTAAGTGTTAGTTCATTTGATTGTTTACATGCAGCTGGTGATGATGGTTATTACATCATTTCAAAGGGTGACAAAACTTCAACATTTAGTCCACTTTTAGTTGCAAGAAAGATGTTCTCTGCAAGTAACCCTGATGGAGTTACTAAGTTTTATAAATCATTTCAAGCTTATAACATTCCAGCAATACCATCAGTCTCAGAATATTCTAATATGCTTTTTATTCTCACAGATGATGGTGTGTTAAGAATTAAGAATTGGAAGTATTGTTATCCAGATTTTTCAACAACTAATGATTTTGTTGTTGATGCAAGATTTTTAAGATCAAGACATTGTTTCTGTTATGCTCTCGATAAAGAAGAGACTGTTACTTCTGTCCCTGGTAAATCAAAAATATTTATTGGTACTGATAATGGAGTGTATAGATCTTTTGATGGTGGATATACATTCGAACCAACACAATCCTTATCGAATATTCCAGTGTCAGTTTATGATTTAAAAGTATTTTCATCAACGTACAACTCCACATCAAGTAATGTTCTTGTTGCTGCTACTGATAATGGAATTTGGTATACAATTGATGATGGAGACAACTGGTACAGAACTGCTGAGCAAACTGTATCATCACTATCTCCTGTGTTGTTCAAATCACAACCAACTAATGATTTAAGAATTGTCCCATCTGATAGTAGTAGCTTAGGTTATTTATCACAAACTTTTGTCACTTCATCCACAGCAAGCACAATAACAAAAGTTTCAGCGTATATTATTGCAAGAGATCAGGACAGATTATCTTCAGCTTCTTATAACGACAGCTTGACAAACAGTACTGTTACTGCATATGTATATTCTTTAGATAACAATAATTATCCAGACACATTATTAGCTAGCTCATCTGCAAAAACATATGCTGATATTAACTTAGGTGGATTTACTACTTTTGATTTAACAAGTGATTTAGACATCCCAGGATCAGGAACAACTTCACTAGCATTAGTTCTCAAAGAAGTTTCAAGTACTGTTCCTTTATTCTCATGGAAAAAATCTAACTCAGAAAATCCTTACACATCTGGAAGAGCACAATACAGCTCGAATGATATTACTTGGAGTGGATTTAGTACTAGTTATGATTTCTTCTTCAAAGTACATTACGATAACAATTCATCCCCAACGCTTACTTATGTTCCTGTTGGTAACTATGACAATTCAAGTGTCGATTGGGAAGATGCAATATATAAAGGTGTACTTGTAGATGACAATGGTTATCTTAAATTAGATGCTAAGTTTATTGTTTCTAATTTAGTTGATGTTTCTGTTTCTAATCAAAACTCTACTGGATACTCATATATTTCAGCTGGGATAAGTACTGTTATAGGTTCTTTAGTTTCTAGATCAACTAACACTGTGACATCTTACATTGATGCAAGCACTTACTCTTATTCTAAATCCTTAAATGATTTATGGACATATGGTTCAACTGTAATTCATAGAAGTTCATTAGGGTTTACAAATTCTGGTATAGCAATTACTTCTTCACTTGTTTATTTTGGAGAAAATACTAATACTGAGCAAGCTATAGATATTGCTAGTATTGGTTTACAACCTCAAGGTGTTGTAGATATTTTTGAAACAGGCAGTTCAATAGCAAATACTCAACAAATTTCTAAAGTGAGAGATTATCTTCAAGAAAGAAGTTTGTTACGTTTATCTGATATAAAAACTAGATATGCAAATGAAAGTGGATTGCAACTAACTTTATCTCCCAAAACATCAGCAAGTACAGGAGCAACTCTTTATTTCAGTACAGATGACACCAACACATTTACATGGAATACTGTCAAATATCCATATGCTGAAGTAGTTAAGAATTCTACAGTTTTGAGTTCTGGATTTACAGTTTTACCATCACAAGGTGCAGTATCATTTACTTCAGCTATTACATCGAGTGACACTGTGGTTTTGAATTTGAGAGAAGACTGGGATGGCGGAATTTCAACTATCCCTTATAGCTCATCTGCGTCTTCTTACATGATTGAAAGATGGTCAAAATCTTACATCCCTATCATTTCTATATTAACAGACGGAGATGATAATACTAGTAATGATTATAAGAGTTTATCTGAAACTTTACAAACAGCTTGGGGTAATCAGGGTGTAAAACCATTAGTCTTTGTTACAGATAAATCTTCTAAGACACAAAAACTTAGAACACTTACAACAGATAATGATGGTTTATTATTTGAAACACTTAGCACATCTGATTGGACTTCAGCTAATACTTCATTAATTCATGGTGGAGCTAACAATTTATTCACTGGAACATGGAATAAAGAAATCAAATTTGAAACACTCAAGTACATAAAAAGTGTTCATACTAATTACACAGTATCGTCTGGTGAAAGTGTAGACAGCACTTGTGTAGTCAGATTTAAATATTCTGTTGACAAGAAGACTTATAGCGATTGGATTATTCTTACAAGCAGTTACACATTAGATAAATTTGTTTCAGGATTTATTTTTGATATTGTTATGAAAGAAGGTTGGAACAATGGAACAAGTTCTGCAGTAAAACCATATGTTCAGCAACTTTACTACATTGAAGTTGACCCAATTACTGATTATATATTTTCTAACAACATAACTCTAAATGGAAATATTATTAACTATATTCTCTCTACAGATTATGATGATTATCTTAAATCAAATCTTTCTTGGGGTGTATGTCAAGGTAATTCCACAAACTGGGATGACTACACTCCATTGCTTACTAATAAAAATGGAACATTGAGTAATAGACAAAAATCTTACAAGTTTGTCCCTCAACAAACTTTTGAAAAGCTTACATGTGCTAAATCTAACAATAATGATGTTTTGTATTTTGCATTCAACAATGGAACCAAATTCACATGGTCTTCTGATGACACTGTAAAGGTATATATAAACTCTGCTGAAATTGCAACATTCAATTATATTTTGGATAATGTTAACGGAAGTGTCAAGTTCCGTCTTCCAGTAACAAATCAAAATCTTGTTCAAATAACAGTCATCAAACCAAAAGTAAGATATATTTCTCAAGGTGAAGGCACCATTACAAGCGATAACGTAACCTATTATCTTGTAAATGGCAGATGGGCTGAAGATAGTTTGGTTGTGGTTTATTCTGACAACTCTATAATCAGAGGTGGATATAAATTAGATCGCAAAAATGGAAGAATTGTATTTAGTAAAGCAAGAAAATCTCTTGAAATTATCACTGTTTCAATCACTCCATCCTCTAACTATAGAATTGGTTTGAAGGTTGACAAATATAATTCTTCAGCTTCAAATGTTTATGATTTTAGTTTTGTATATTCAGCTGCTAGAAACACTGATGCATATGCTAAATACTTAAATACTCACATTCCTTACATCAGTAAAGATAGTTTGATTTTAAGTAGTCAGTTCTATAATTCTGCTGTGGGATCTAGTGCACAAATACCGTTCTCTAAAAGATTGTTTGTAGATTATGATTACAGTTCTTTGGAAAATAATCAAGAGTATTCACCCAAAGTCAAGTGGTACAGGACTAGAACTACTGGAATAGCTTCAACTACAGTGGAGTTAGACACTACTCCGAATTATAGAAATAGAGTGGTGCAGCAAAACTCAGACACTAATCAGGCTAATGCTTATTTCCTGGAAAATGATCAAGTATATGTTACTGTTGAACCATATGATGGATTTGATTACGGAATTGCGTACACAAGTGATCCAGTGATTTTAAAAAATATCACTATTCCTTATGTCTACGATCTTAAATATTCATCAAATAACACGATTGTTGACAACACTTTATTGTCAGGATCAACCTTGATTGCATCATATACTCCTAGTGATTTGACTGCTGACCAATCAAAAGTAGAGTGGTATGACATGTCATCTTCTGAAGCTAGAAAAGTTTATGATGGAGTATCTTTGCCTTTGACTTATATATTAAAAGGCAAGATATATTCTTTCACTGTTACTCCTTATGATGGGACTACTTATGGTACTCCAATTGTTAGTCCAGACATATATATAATATAGGGTTCATTATATACAAAAAAGAATAATATGAATTGTATAGGAGAAAAAAATGGAAAAAATACAATTCATACCTGAAGAAGATTTGCATGTAGTTCCTGTTCCTTTTGCCGCTTTGTCTCAAACTCAACACTGGGGTATGGCACTTGCTGCTATACAAAATGTTTGGACAATCACAAAGGGAGAGGGAATAAGAGTAGCTATTTTAGATACTGGTATTTCTGATCATACTGACTTGATAACAGCATGGAAAAAAGACAATGCTATCAACTGTTCATCCGATGCTACATGGGAAGATAAAGGAAGCGGACACGGTACACACGTTGCTGGAATTATAGCTGGAAGTGACAATGATTTTGGAGTTGTTGGTGTTGCCCCTAATTGTGAAATAATTCCAATCAAAGTTCTAGATGATAATGGTTCTGGTAGTTATGAATCAATCGAAAAGGGATTGAAAAATGCTATCAATATGAATGTTGATATTATCAATATGTCTTTAGGTTCATCAACTACACCACCGCAGTATATTCATGATCTCATAAAACTAGCTGTATCTCAAGGTATTGTTGTTGTAGCTGCTGCAGGTAATGACGCTAATTCTGTCAATTATCCAGCAAGATATGATGAGGTTATAGCAGTTGCAGCGTTAGATCAAAATGGATCTTTAGCAACATTTACATCAAAAGACGAAACAATTGATATAGTTGCTCCAGGAGTTGATATTTATTCAACACACTTGAACAATGAGTATTGCAAAATGTCTGGTACAAGTCAAGCTTCTCCATTTGTTGCTGGTATTTGTGCATTGATTAAATCAGCATTAAAGAAACAAAATTTACTTCCAGAATTTGGAAATCAATTTTGTCAAGAAGATATGATGGTTGCTTTAAGAAATGTCTGTTCACTAGAAACAGCGAATGTAATTCATGGTGAAGAAAAGAATTGGGGACCTGGTGTTCCTAAGTTAGCTAATGTAGATTGGCAAAATATTTTGGTTAAGAAATAAACAAGAGCAAATAAAAAAATAACTTCAGCTCTTCTTTTTGAAAATAAAAGAGGTGAAGTATGAAACACAGATCTTTAGTGACTGGTATTATAGGGTTGTTATTAGTAAGTCTTCTTCTTTTTCAACCCTATAAATTAGTTGTTGTTATTGGGAGATCAATGCTTCCTACACTTAAAGGTGGTCAAATACTTTTAGCTAAAAAAACAAACAAGTTCGAAAGAGGAGACATTGTAGTGATAAAAGAGGAAGATAATATTATTATTAAAAGAATAAAATATCTCCCTGAAGAATATTACTACTCAGTTTTGGATTTCGAAACAGCTGAAATGATTGTAATTGAAAACGATTTCAGAGACATGATGCTTGGTATTGAAAAATATGGCCTTGAAAATATAAAAGAATACAAGATGGCCAAAAATTCATATTTTGTGTTAGGGGACAATAGTGCAGAATCAGATGACAGCAGAAGATTTGGTCCTATCCATAAAGAACAGATTTTGTACAAAGTAATAAGATAATGATTAAAAAAGTACCAGGGGAGTTTCGCGGATTTTCATTAGATCTTAACTTAGTTGATCTATTGATTAAAACTTCCCAAATTTCTGAGAAGATTCAAGATCCAGTAAAAGAAGTAATTCAGCTGGGTCTTCAATCTTCTTGTTCTATTTATGTAAGATCTAATTCATCCAAATCTCAATGGTCTGGAAGTGGATTTCACGTAGGTAATGGATTAATTGTAACTGCTGGACATGTAGTTCCATTAGACACAGAGATTTCAGACGTTAATATTTCTTTTGACAATAAACAATTTTTCCCAGCAAGTGTTTTAAAATCTGATCCAAACATAGACGCTGGAGCAATTTATTGTGAAGCAGCTAAAAGTTTTCCATCTTTGAAACTTGGAGACAGCGACACCTTAGACAAAGGCGACATTATTGCAGTTATTGGTGCTCCTGAAGGTTTTCACGACACAGCAACTGTAGGTAGAATTTCCAATTTACATCAAGGATTAGGACAAGGTGCTCCATCTCAAGCTTGGAATGACATCATCTTTGTTGATGCTGACATTATGGAAGGATCATCGGGTGGTATGGTCATTGGAACAGACGGACTTGTTTATGGTTTAGTAATGGGTGTCACTGGTCAACATGCTGACGTTGGCATTGGCGAAAGTTCAGTTTCTCCTTCTAACAAAATAAAGAAGATGTTGGCTGAATTAGTATAATATTTTCATGTCTAAAAATCCATATGAAATTCTTGGTGTTGATCCAAACTCCACAGAAGATCATGTAAAATCAGCATACAGGAAGTTAGCTAAAAAATATCATCCAGACGTAAATAAAGAACCTGGATCAGAAGAGAAGTTTAAGGAAATATCTCAAGCATATGAAGATATTACAAATCCTAAACCTCAACAACATTTTGTACCTTCACACAATCCTTTTCAAAATACACCATTAAATAATTTCAGAAGAGGACTAAACCTTCCTATAACAATCAGATTAGAATTAGAAGTTTCAGAAGCTTTTGAAGATCATCTTAAAACTATCGAATACGACAGACTATTCTATTGTGAAGAGTGCAGAGGAAATGGTGGTAATGGTACACAAAATATGTGTACTGATTGTATGGGATCTGGAGAACATTATGTAACCCAAAATCTTGGATTTATGTTCATCAGAAGCTTCGCTGGTCCTTGTCATAAATGTAGAGGAAGAGGTAGTTATTTTTCAAACACTTGTCAAAAATGTCAAGGAGTTGGGCATCACACCAAACGTGAAACATTTAGAGTAACCCTGCCAAAAGGATCCAATTTTAAGGGTGTTGTGTTTGAAGGCAGAGGAAACTACGGGGATTTAGAACAAAATCCAGGAACTTTGTTTATTGAAGTTATAATCAAACAAACAGAAACATTGTTTTTTGATCAACAATTAAATTTACATCATGAGATTTATGTTGATCCAGTTCAGGCACTAGTTGAGCCATCATTTTCATATAAACATCCTGGCGGAAATATTTTGAAATTTAAATTCAACAGTAGTGTAAAGAGCGGTTATGTTCATATTGTGAAGAACAAAGGTATACCAACATCTTCAGAAACAAGATCAGACTTGCATTTGAAATTTTTGTATAATATACCTAAGGATCTAAACGAAGAAGAAGAACAGTTCTTGAGTTCTTATATAGATTCAAGAAAAAGGAGAGAGTTACTATGAGTATGGTCAAAAGAGCTACTGGTAAGATTGAAAAATTTACAGACAGCGAAGGGCATGAAGTACAAGCAGACAATTTGGTATGGGCTGATGAGAAGAAAGATGACACTTCAGCACCAATCAAAGATGAGCTAGTTATCCCATTGACAACAGGTATGGATCTTGATATTGATGCATCCGATGACGATGATTCAGTAATCGCTAAGGATTGCTAAAAATGGAAAAGCTGATGTCCATATTCACCAGTACACAAAATGATTTAATTTTATTCTTAATTTGTTGTGTTATTGGTATTGCAGTGCTTACTTATCTAGCTAAATTTTCAGCTGATACTAAAGTTACCTTAAATACATTGCAAGTGATCAAAATTGTTTTAGAAGCAAAATTGGGTTCTAAAGCTGGTAAAATTTTAGACATATGGATTGAAGGTCTTAATAAAATTCAAGATGGTGAATTTTCTGTATCTGATGGAGTTGATCAATTTGTAAGATTTATTCGTTTAGGAGCATCATCTAAGGGTGTTGAACTTACTGACGAAGATATTGAAAAAATTGAAATGCTTGTACTTAGCACTTTGGAAACATTTACAAGCAAACATCCAAAGCAGATTTCTACTGCTGTTAATAAATTCAACGCAATGAATTCCAATTAATTAATTTTATTCTTTACTCACAACCATTTTGTTGCCACCAACAAAATGGTTGTTTCTTTATGATATAATGATTTATAATGATTGAGATTAAGGTATATAACGATAAGTGTATTATTGTAAACAATGATCACGATCATGGTTTGCTGCCTCAGATGTATTCTGAAGCAGTTAGGAATGAATTATCTTACACTGTTCCATCACATGAATGGTCTGCAAAATATAAGCTAGGACAATGGGATGGAAAAATTACTCTTTACAATAAAAGATTTCAATCATTCCCCTCAGGTTTAAGTAATAGAATTTCAAATCTATTTCAAGAATTAAAAGTTAAACATACTTTTGTAGATTGCAGAACCAAACCACCTAAAGATTATCCTATAACTTGTGATTTTCAAGGTAAAGAACTTCGAGATTATCAGCAAATTTCAGGTGTTCTAGCTCATAAAAGACAAAGAGGAATGCTTGCTCTTGCTACTGGTGCGGGTAAAACTATGACTTCTTGTTATATTTTTTCTAAGCTTAAAGTAAAACCAGTAGTCTTTATTGTTCCAGCTATTGAGCTCCTGAAACAAACACAAAAAGAATTTGAAAAGTATCTGCGTTTAGATGGTGAACCTGTCACAGTAGGTATTGCTGGTGGTGGACTTTGCAATATCAATATGGAGGGTATCAACGTTATTACTTATCAGACTGCGCTTATTGCTTTTGATAAAAAATATGTTGAGTCAAATAATAAAATTGTTGAAGATAATGGAGAAGGAAGTAAATCAACTGCTCTTCTGCAAAAAGAATTAGAAGATGCTTTGTCAGCTTACAAAAAAGCTCAAAACACAGCTCATAACAATGTTAAAGATTTATATACTCAAGTTATCAAAGCTGAAGAAAATGAGACAAAAGATGCAGAAAGATTACGCAAAAAATACGAAAGAGAAGTTAATACTCTTACTAAAGTTGAATTAGCTGCGTTAAAAAAAGCTTCGACAGCATGGGATAACAGACAAGATATTTTATTTCAGAAAAGTCAAGTAAGAAAAGTCATCGCAGAATGTAATGCTCTTATTATTGATGAAGCACATGTTGCTGCTGTTGTTACAGAAGAGATTGGTAAGCAAGCTGTTAATTCATATTACAGGTTAGGATTATCTGCAACCCCATTTAGAACTGACAATCAAGAAATCAGAATTGAAGGAACTCTTGGTGGAAAGATTGTTGAAGTTTCAGCAAGTGATTTGATTGAACAAGGTTTCCTAGTACCACCTAAGATTTTTGTAGTTCATATCAAAGATGTACAACCTGCTCAAACATGGCACGAAGTATACAATCTAAACATTGTAAACCATTGGGAAAGAAACTATAGAATTAAGCAGTTTTCTGAGGGTTTCAAGCAAAAAGGTGTACCAACTCTTATTCTGGTTGAAAGAAGAGAACATGGTGAAATACTTGAAGGAATGATTGAAGATTCAGTCTTTGTCCCTGGTGGAGATAAAGGTTTTGATGATCCTACTGATGAGGAAAAAAACTACAGAAGAAGAATGCTTAATGCTGTTGAAAACAATGAAATAATCTTGATTGCTACTCAATGGGCAAATGTAGGTGTAGATGCCCCTAAAATCTCTTGTTTGGTATTAGCTGGAAGTAATCAGTCTCCAGTTACTACTTATCAACAAGTAGGAAGAGTCTTAAGGTGTGTTGGGAAAGATGTTGAAGCTTCCATTCAAAACGGAAAACCAGAAGCGATTATTATTGATTTTGCTTCTCAACATAAGAATTTGAAATCTCATTCGAATATGAGAAAAAATGTTTACAGAAATGAAAGAGCTTGGAAAATGTATGAAATAAAATAATCTACTCCATTGTAGATTTTTTTATTTAGAGTTCTAACTTAAAAATGACATTGATAACTTCAGTCATCATATTTTCTAACTGAGTAAAAAAGCTCTTCATAATATTCACCCCCTTTATGACACAAAAAAATCCACTGGCCCGGTTTATCCGCCAGTGGATTATACTATAATATTATACCAGATAAAAGTTATCACCTTTTGCAAGTACCTTTATGCCAAATGGGGAATAAGAAATTACCTTTGGAGGAGGAAGCCATGTTTCATCAAACAATAGTCGGAAAGCCTAAGCATTGTCTTAATAGGAACTGCAAAACTCCATTTACTAAACATTCTCATCTTGGTTGGTTACCAAAATCAGAAGTTGAAGTTTATGCAATTATGAGATGTCCTAACTGCAAAGATACCTTTGCAGTTGTCCAATTAATTTCTATGGCTCACGAATATAGAAATGATCTACCAGCTGATCAAACTAAAATATCGAAAACTGGTCCAATAACCAAAAGTGAAACTCTGTCATTTAGAAAAAAACTTGAAAACAAAGATGCTTTGAAAGAACTTTATGAGGGATACAAACCTGGAGGGACTGTTTTACCAGAAGATCCAGAATAAATGTATAATCCTATATTATGGGATATGCAATTGGAATTGATTTAGGAAGTACTTTTAGTGTTGTATCGTATGTAAATTCAAATGATCAACCTGAAGTTATTCCAAACGATTTAGGAGAGCGTATTACTCCTAGTGTTGTTAGTTTTGGTGATGAGATATATGTAGGGCAATATGCTGTCGATATGGAGCAGCATTTGCCCTATTTTCATACCATTCGTGTCGTCAAGAGACACATGGGAACTAATAAAAGATTTGACATTAATGGTAAATTTTATAGTCCCGAAGAAGTTTCATCTTACATACTTAGATACTTGAAACAATGTGCTGAAACACATTTAGGAATGGA